TTTCCCTACCCTAAGCTCTTCCGTTCTGTATAACATCAATCAAAAAAAACGCCTCTGACTTGTCACGCTTGCGCGAGTTACATCGAGAACAACACGCAACTAGATTCTCCAAGTCATACACCGCTCCACCTCTACTCAATGGAACTACATGATCAACTGTGTGTGCCTCCTGTCCACAATAAGCGCAGATGTGACCATCTCTGGATAGCACCTGCACCCGTAGCTTCTTCCATTGAGCAGTGCCATAATGTTTTGCTTGAATCGTTGTCATGTTAGTACCAACCTTTGAGCAGACTATGTGTAAGTGCATTACATGGTGATGAGTAGCGTCTGTCGATGTATGTGATTGCCCAGTCAATCTGTTGATATCCACTCATGCGTAACAATGGTTTGTATATGCCTTGTGCTAATCCGTAATGATGGCCGTTGATCGCTTGATCGTTGTAATGGCTTTCACGGTTTATGAGCTTGTCGAAACAGATGAACTGATCAAAGGAGAAGATTCGCTCATGAGCATAGACGCGATAAGCATTGACCTGATTGGCTGATGTAGCTACAGCTGGATTGGCATAGATCAGGCCAAAAGTCCCTGACAGGATTAAAGCGGTAAATACCATTTTACGATTTAACGCTTTGGGTTTTAAGAGTGATTCTCTCATTTTGGGGTTAATTCCTGTTTGCCCCGTACGATCCAGCGTACGCCCCGTGTCAAGTACATTTGCAAAAGTGCTGGTCAGACGGCGTGTCATTTTTGCCTCCGCCCTAAACCACTCATGTTCATCAAATTAAAGATGATTGTTGCGGTCGATAAACCCATGGAAAACGAATCCCAATTTATGTTCATTCTTCCTCCTGGACTTTGAGCAACTGGACTCCCATGACGCCACATCCCTGACACTGGACGCAATAAGTATTTGGAGGCAGTTGATCGAACTCCTCGATGATGATGTGCGAGCGTGTTTTCTTACAAATGCGGCAATTAAGCGTTAAGTGCAGCTGCATAGTTACTCCTTAGGAAATCTTCCATTGGCCGTAAATCGGCTTGGTTCACCCACCAGTTCTTTTCAGAGCGTTTGTAGGTTCGGCTGACCTTCGCTTCCTTAATTGGAATCCAGCCCATGAGGTAATAAACAGGGGAGCGGTCTGTGACGAGCACCGCGATATCGTCGATCCGGTCTGATTGGTGGATGATCAAATGACCATCTTTCCAACGCGTCCATTTGACCTCGAGCTTTGAACCGACATCGGCCTGAGTCTTGAAAGTGCCATGAGTCGGCTTGAACTCAGTCAGGTTGAAGTACTTGGCCACGGCAATCTCAGATCCGACCGATTCGGCCAGCTGTGTGATGTATTCGTGATAATTCAACCCACGGTCATAGCGACTGGAATGATTCGCGGTTGAGGCCAGCTCCTTAGCCCTAAGAAAGCCGACCTCATGCGCGGTTACTTCATCCTCATAACTCAGTCGAACCTTGATCATGTCCGCACCGTCGCATCCTGATCGGTACGACAATGCTCACAAAACCATAAAGGTCGCATTAACGGTTCGAGATTGACATCGACGCCATTAAAAGGCGATCGGAATATGGCACAACCATCGCATAGACGCAGGGGAGCGGTCTGACGCTCTCCATCTTTCAGTATGGTCGCTGTCATGGTTTCGTAACTGATCACCTCAACATGACCCATTACGGTTTCACCCACTCGCCGCTAACCGGATCTCGGCGATACCAAATAGGAGGACATTTATCGGCTGCATCTGATACCTGATTGCATACCCAGCCGTAATAAGGCGCTCCAGTCTTGCTGGTGCCCGTTTTAAGGGTGCGCTTCATCTTGCCATTCATGTGACCGCAAGTGGGCGCTTCTTCATTTGGTTGTGAATTGAACTGTTGGGAAACGATCTCGATCCCATCGGCTAACTTGATTGGCTCACTAGCTGCGTAGGTTTCGCCCCAGCCGTTATTGGCTGATCCGGCGTCGATCTTGGCTGTAACCTGAACAACCCTTGAATCGTTTTCGGCAGCTGCTACTTTGACCATTTCTTCACGGCTGGCTCGCTTGCCTTTAGCTGCGTAACCTGCGTTTGCAAGTGCACGACCGATCGCAGAAGTTTCGCAGTTCTCCAGCGCAGAAGTCGCATTAACGCCACGGTCAGTAACCTGTTCAAAAGCGAGTCCGGTAGACCATGCCTGCGCGTCCGCTTCTGTACGATAAATAAAAGCCTTGACGATAAAGCGTCCGGCAGACCATTCCACCAATTCCGTACTGATTCGACCATCAGGATTATCCTTCCAAAACTTCACTAAGCGTTCTTCTACGGTTTCGTATTGGCTGAGATCAAACATTGAGCACCTCGCCAGCCTTTGCAGCTTCTACTTGCTGATTGAGCGTAAATAGACTGCCGTCATGCCACCGAGTAACGAGATCGGCGCAGTCGCGGCAATAGGAGCGCTTTTGACCTTTGGCGCGTTGAGTTTCTGATGTGATCGTTACCCATGCTTGCTTCATAGCTTTGAGATTCCATTGACCGGTTCGATCTTTGCCGTAACGGTCTTTGCAGTAGTCGCACCAAATCCCTTTGGCAGCTTCGCGGATCATTGGCTGACTCGCTCTGAGTGAGCGCGGAAGTATCCAGCGCGCTTGCCTTCGCCGTAGCCTTTTTTATAGCCATGGAGCATTCCCACAAATGTGCAGAATGCAATGGTTACGAGAGTGAGGATTACCTCTTGAATCATTTGTCGCCCTTACTGGTAAGGTTCAGATCAAGGGCGATTTACTTTACATAATGTAGAGAGAAGGATTATTCGGCGATTGCCGGCTTCCTCACATTATCTAGTTTTAGCCCCCGTCTAAACGGTGTGACATTACGGTAAGGGGACTGTGAGTATTCAGTCAATAACCTGAGCGTAACGACACGCCGGTAGGCCGACTGAAAAGGGCAGATAGTGAGTAACCCCACCGCTAGAACCAAAGTAACAAGCCATAGCAAGCAAGTCAGCCGATTGAAGCTCTACGGCTACGGCGAAGATGATCGAGTGCCAAACGAAGGCGATCTGTTGATCGTGTCCGAAACCTTCTTACGAGAATCCGGACATCAGCAAGATATTGAGTTTGAGATCCTTTTACGAGGCAACGATATGTTTATGATGAAAGCCAAGGTCGATGCAGCTGTGGCCATGTTTGAGGCTAATAAGGATTACCTGCGTCAGCCGGCGACTCGAACAGTTAGCCGCAGTCCGGCTCAGAATCCGGCAGCTTTGCTGGACGGGCTACGGGATCATGGCTAATTAAATGATCGAGCAAGCTCTTTCTAATTTCGCGTAAATCGGCGAGCACATAGCCGGTAAAGCCATTACTAACTGGCCGTGAGTTCTTCTCTGCCTTGGCAGCCATGTAGGCCGCATAGCCCGATATGGCAGCGGCAATAACTAGCCCAGCAAAGTTCAACCATGCGCTCACCGTCTATAACTACGCCTTCTTTTGAGTATTCGCGCCAGCTAGACCGGATGCGATGACAGCTGAAAGGACTGCGCGATAGTTGAGCGAGAAGTTGGTGGCTTGCCATGTAACGAGAAGGCCAGTGACCGCCATGCTTACTTGTTTGTAGTTGATGTTCTTCATTTATTTCTCCATGGGATTCGAATTGCGTATTTCACGCAGCTAGGTGGACGGTGCTTAAGTGCTACGCAGTCGCCCTGACTTTGCGATCCCGTATTTGAACTTGAGGTGTTGCCTTCGACGGTATCGAATAGGTGCGTATTGGGATTCCAACCGAGGTTGATTCCAATATGTTCGAGCTGAGTGCCGCTCCATGCAAAGAGCAGTAAATCGTTCTTTTGAGATGTTGTAACTGGTACAAGGTAATCCTTGGCTTTAGCCCATTCATACCATGCTTGAACGCTAGGGGAGTTAAGTACGGTTTCGCCAGCCTTGAGCGCGCACCATGAGACAAAATCGGCACACCATGATTCGGCTGGTCGCTTGAGTTCGGCTGAATACTTATTGGCGTTATTGGCGCTTTCGGTATAACCGACTTCTTTTAGGGCAATATCTGAAATCACTTTTTTGGTTTTTGATCTTCCACGGGATCAGCAGAGTTGGATGGGAGTGTGTCTGGATTGAGCCAAGCCTGATATTCAGGGTCAGATTCAAGACAAGTAAAGCGTGTCAAGCCATCATCATCCACGCGAGCAAATATTTTTTGACCTGTTGCGCTTTGGTCAATTTCAATATAATTCATTATAGCTCAGCACTCCATCCCAAGTATCCTGCGGTGCTTCCAGTTCGAGCATATCCGCTATATCCAGTGTTTAATCCTGATGCAACCGTAAATTTAACTACTGCTGAATTATAGTTTGCATCATAAAAAGTTGGAATCGCCGAACAAGTTGTTCCACCAGTAGAGGCATAAACTACATAATCAGATGCAGTTCCTGTTTGTTCAAGTGCGGTTGGCATAATTCGCATTTGAGTTGGAAATTGTAATGTTCCATATGCCAATGTGCTTGAACTGCAATATAAAGATGGACATAGGATGGAAGCAGAAGCGTTTGGAAATACGCGGTAATAATACCGTTGAGCCGCGGCTAACTCCCCCTGAAGTGTGCTTGCGTTAGGCTGATAAGTATTCGCAACCGATCCTTGTTCTAATTGAACGCCAGTGATTTCAAAATAGTCAGCTGCGAGAGCCGTGCCAGTCGGAGTCATTGTGAAATAAACGGTCATTTCTGTTGCGGTGCTGGCAATAGTTCCGGTAAAGCTAAAACGCTGCCAGGTTGGTGTAAGTGTCGCAAAAGAGTTAATTGGATAAGCGCCGCCTGTATATCCTCCCACCAAAGGATTTTGATCCGTTCCCGTGCCTGTTTGAACCGTCGCTTGTAATTGAGAAGTGGCGGCCGAATAATTTGCACCCGCTCGAGCATAAAATGACAAAGTGACAGACTTTCCTGCGTAAGGAATTGAATTCACTGATTCAAAAGGTTGAGATAACAACATATTTGCCGTACCCGTTTGTCCCGAGTTTCGCTGAACTCGAACGCAATATTGGATATTAGGCAGGTTTGTCGTATCTGATGTGGCATAACGAGCCACGGTTGCAGCTTCATTAGCGCCGGTAAAAAATTGCCATCTGTCTGCTATGTAAGTAGAAGTAGATGCCGCTTGACTAAAAGTCGTAGCGCGCTGCCACACGCTGAAGTTTGAGTTAAGAACCTGATTCCACGGTTTTAAATACTGAACCGTATTAACCGTGCCAGCAAGGTCATCCAACGCCGAAGCGGTAAGGACATCACCTGCCGCCCAGTTTGCCTTAGTAGGAAATCCGACTGCCATTTTCTAGCTCCTTACCATCCGAGTGTTGATGTATCTAAAACGCCGTATAAAGTTGAGGAAAGAATAAAGCCCGAAACGATCGGGGCAGAGGTTGTAAAGGAAATGTCGAAGGTGTTTGGTGTGATCCGGTAATTCGACCCCATGACTTGCAAAACCTTTTCGATGGTCGATCCGTTGGACTGCACATTCTTGATATCCACGGTCGAGAAATAGTCCAAAGTGAGAGCGGCAAGGACGCCAGCGTCATAATTCGGAGTCGTTAAATCGAGGCTGATTTGGTCGATTCGAATCGTCGTGTTCTTTCGGGTCTGCACATAGATCTTGGCGACATTGGCGGCATCAGAGTCCGAGTAACCAACCACATTGTTTTGTTGGACGGTATGCGGAAAATAGGTCGTAATCGAGGCTGTGTCCGAATAGCTCTGAGCTGTGCCGCTGACATTGGTGACGGTGCATTGGTTCACGATCAGCTTGTCGTCATGGGCAAAGGTGATGCCGGCGTAAGAGATCCCCGACCCGTCATTGGCAAAGTAGGTTATCGGCGCAGCACCATTGGTCTTGGTGACATTGGTTCGACTCTTAAATGTGGCATAACCGTTCGACTCCATGTAAAACGCACCCTGCTCAGCAAACTCCACATTCTTCATCGCATTAAGAGCTGTGCGCTGCGTGGCTGGATCGGCTTGAACGAGGTTATCTCCGGTGTCGATGTTGCGAAGTCCGGCAGGAAATTGGAGGTTGTCGAGGATGGTGTTGATGCGCTGACCCGTGGTTTGGCCGGATGTGCCGCCAGTAACCGTCGAAATCGTGGCCATGTTAAATAGGCGGAAAGCATCTGCCACATCGAGATCCACATAACCAAAGCTCATGGTTGTCGGGAACGAATAGTTGTAGGCGTTGATATATCCGGCAAAGAATGGACGAGTCACGCCACCATAGATTGTTTGGATGTTGATCTTCTTATTTGGCGTGAGATAGCCGTAATAGGGCGAGGATGTGTTTTGAGGATTCCACCATCCGTTAGGGTCATAAACCCTGACTGTGCCTTTATTGACCTGAAATTGGTCTTGCTGGAGCTGATAACCGCCCGATATGTCGATGAGCGTAACGCTGCTCGAAATGTCCACAATGAACGATGAACCCGATCCGAGGTAATTGTAATCGAGTCGGCCTTTAGTGGCGTCGTTCAAGGTAAAGACATTTGTACCCGTTGGAAAGGTCGGTGAGTTACCGAAATCCACCAAGGTTTGAACGGTTACTGGATATGGCATGAGCTACCACGCCAGCAAGGAAGTGGAATAATTGCGGTTGATGTATTGCGGTACTCCGCTGAAACCGTTGTCCACTTGGTTGTTTGTGACCGTATTTGTGAGCTGATTACCATCGAGAGTAATGACTGGGTTCACGATGACCGTTGGAGCGGCTGCGGCAGCAGGGGTAGGCACGCTGGCAAAGTTTGGATTAGAAAATGCCGAAGCGTTTGGATACTGCATTTGAAGATTGCCGAGAGCTGTTGAAGTGGCGTTGATTGCAGCTGTTGCAGCATTAGCGCCATCAGTGACCGCTTGCAAAGGATTTCCAGCCTTAGGCAGCGTCGCTACCTGTAAGCCAAGTGTCATGACCTTTGTAAGAGCATCGTTCATTTTGCTGACGAGGCTATCGACAGCATCCGCGTTCTTTGTGTCGATCGCATTTTGAACATCTGCCTCGGCTGCCTTTAATTCAAGGCGAGCCTTGTCCTCAGCTGAAAGAGATTTGGCTCCTGAAAGCAAAGCGGCGTTGATGGAGATTCGATTAAGGTCAAAGATCGTGCCAGCCTTCTTGAGAAGCAAAGCGGCATTTTGTAGCTTTACTTGATCAGCGGTAGCTTTATTGGCAGCATTTTGAGCAGCTAGGGCTTTGGCTGCATCTTGCTGGGATTGAAGATACTTCGCGTGATCAGCGGCGGTTGAAAGACCTTCTTTGTATGGAGCAAGTGGCGCTGTTCCCTTTAATGCGTCTGCCGCGGCTTTAGCCGAAGATTTAGCACCTGATTCTTTAAGGAATCCCAAAATACCAAAATTGGTTGGATCGAGTAAAGATGTAATCCAAGAAGGCAATTTAACGCTAGCGAAGGCACCGCCAATATTTCCAATACCTCGAATGATATTGGCGATATCTGTAGCAACGGTATCCATCGACTTTTGAAACGCTTCGATGCTTGAACCTTTGCCAAGATTAGAAAAGGCATCAACAATGCCATGACCAATAGTGATCTTAAACTCTTCAAAAGAAGTTTTAAGACGGTCGATTTTACCTTGATAAGAATCTGCCGCCGTAGCAGCATCTCCTTTAAACATAGAAGTCAATTTGGCTTGAACCGCGGTAAAGTTTTTACTCGCTAGATCAGCCTTAGATAGACCAGTTCCCAATTTAGACAATGAGGTGATATTTCCACCATAAGCCTTAGCGAGAGCTAGTGAAACTGTGGCGAGATCCTTGCCCGTGCCTTTAGAAACATCGAGGCTGAGATTAAGAAGATCCTGAGCCTTATTAGTGTCATGAGTAGAGCGCACCAAAGAATCGAAGGCTGTGCGAAGGTCGTTTTTGACCACACCTGAGGTTTCGGACAATTTTGTAATGAAGTCCTCAACATGGACATCCGTAAAAGCCAGCCCGAGATTGCTCAGAGTATTCGAAAGAATCTTGGCGGCTTGATCATCAGCTGCAAAAGCGCTGACTGCATCTTTGCCAAACTTAACTAATTCAGCTGCGCCAAAACCTATGCCCAAAGTTTTGCCAAGTTTTTCAAAAGCGTTCTGCAACTTTAGAACAGAATCTTCACCTTTTTTAAGATTGTTAAATCCCTTAATATCGGCGATGACATCTACATAGACATTATTTTGGGTGCTCATGCGCTCTCCTTGAATGCGGCAGTTGCGCGAAGGCGTTCAGCAAAGATTTCCAGTGTCTTTTCGATTGACATATTTATTTGAGCGATTGTCTTTCGATCATTCTCATACCAAGCTCGATAGATTAGACGGCCACGCATGGACTTATTTCCAACCAACCGGCTACCCATAGAGTTAATAAAATGAAGGCCGGCATCTTGGTTATTTGAATGAGAGTAATCCTTGCCCAGTTGATTCTTTCCGCGAGCACCTGCACCCATATTGCCTTTATGCCCGACCCATGGCTGACCGGATGGGTTTTTACGCCCAGCCGTTTCCATAATGGCTCCGGCGGCGGAGTTGTTGCGAATTGTATAAACAGCTGCAAAACCGTTCGCGTTAGGCTTTCCAACTTTAGCCGAAGATACAATTCCGGCTTTTACTTGACGGGAGTTGTAGGTCGGGAACTTTCCAACTCGAAACATTGAAGTGCGCTTACCTAGCTTGTTGCCGCCGATCCATTGAGATAACCCTGGCAATTCTTGTGGCACTAAATTGCGAGCGTCATTGACGATCGGCTGCAACACCTTTTTTACATCTTTATCCATTTGAGCAGCTAGATCAGGTGCGATCTGACGGAGAGCAGTGCGAAAGTTAATGAGTCCTTCGATTTTTGTTGGCATCTCGCATCCTCCTCGCATCTTCTTGCAAAACATCGATCATTGAGTTGATCATGTTTCGATCCAGTTGTAATAACTCGCTAGGCGAGATCCTTGTTCTGACCGCTAGTGAAGCGATGAGATAAGTAAAAGAATCTCGCTCTACGCGTTTGGGACTTCATCATCGAGGACTTCGACCTTCGCCAAAGTTTCGATGAAAGGTAATCCGAACATCGGGACGGTTTCACCGGATTTGCGTAGGCATTCCCACGCTAGCCAATAAATATCCGTTTGTTTTTCATCTTCGCGAAAAGCGCGAGAAAAGCCCTTTTTTGCATATAACTCGAAGGCGTACTCAATGGCTGGAGTAATGGTGTGATCCACTACTTCGCCAGTCGCCCTTGTGATTTTTAGCCTTGCCATTATTGCTCCTTAGAATGAACCGGTAGGTGAAACTGTTGTCGCACCGTTAATTGTGAAGGTGATCTGCTGCATTCCAATTACTGCCACATCGCCGTTAATGTCGGTGGTGTGATTGACGAGAATTGAGCCGGTGTAAAGGGGATTGGTTGCGCTGACCGCAGTGCCTTTTGTTTGAAGCATTGAGAATGGGACTGTTGTGCCCCATGCAGCTTGCAAAGTTGCGAGAACGCTTGCTGTTGCATCGTCGTTGTAGAAATCGACCTGCAAGGTAGATGCTTCAAGTCCCTTGACGAAACGGTGTGCAGTATCGCCCATCGCAGTTACTTCAAGCTCGTCGAAGTTGCGTGTGAGTGTGACTGCCTTTACATGGTCTGAAAGGTCGATTGAGTTGATTTTTAACCCAACATTGTCATTTAGAAAAACTGCCATTTGTTATGCCTCGGCTTTCGTGGTGTCTGTTGTAGGTGCTGGATCTGCAACCGGAGCCGCTGGAGCAGCTGGAGCAGGTGGTACGACGGTCGCGGCCGAGGCCTTGTCCGTTGCGGCGATCTGTCCGATCTTGATGACGAACGCCAAATCTTCAGGTGAGAAATCGGTCATGGTTAGCTCCAAGTGGTGAGGATTGAGATTTTGAGGTCTGACATAAGCATTTGACCCGTTTCGGTTGGTGAAACCGTTGGAGCCGTGATCGAAGTAATTGTGAAGCTGAGGCCACTTGATGCCAGCTTGTTAAATACCGCGACCATAAATGATTCGATATCCGAGAGATTGCCTTGGTTGTCGAATAGCGGTACGAGCATCGTGATCCGAAAATGAGTCATAGGCGAGATAGTCGCCTGATGGTTATTGGTTGGCTCTAGGTATGGATCATCCGGTGAAACGATGACGGAATTGGCGATAGGGCTGGTCGGTGGAAAGGAAAAGACCGACCAAACCCCATCATTCGATAAGGCCGAAGCAATAGTTGAGCGAAGCGCAGTGAGTGCAATAGGCATTAGCCCACCATGCTTCTTGGGCTTGTATAAGGGGCTATAAGGCCTCTTACGCGCGCCATCAGGGTGTTACCCATGCGATATGGCGATGGAGAAAAATCAGGGGATATGCCGCCAGCTGAGGATTGCTGACGAGCTTGCCAAATATCGACGGCGAGCATCATCGCAGCTTCGCGGATTGCCGGAGTTGTGGCGTATGAAGAATCTTTAGTGTCGATTCCCGAGGCCGAGCCATAAGGAACGATCAAATGGTAATTGTCATTAGCTGCGGTGAGATTGAACTGAACCAACTCATAACCGCGTGGAAAGTTCCACTGATTCCACGGAAAGAATGGGAAGAATGGAAACGATCCTGAGCCATTCGTCCACGGCCAAGTGGCTGTGATGGTATGAGAGCCGTTATATGTTGATCCGCAATTAGTAAGAGTGATCGTCTGACCAGTCGTGAAACCGACCTGCACTGAGAGCACGGCATAACCGACATTGTTGGCGATTGCTACTCCGACGACTGGATAAGAATTAAACCAAAGGTAAGAGTTAAGAAGATCCTGCGCAGTTTGGCAGACTTCTTCGACGATGGAGTCAGCATAGAGAGTGCCAATACCAAGATTGGCTTTTAACTCATCGCTAGTTACATAAGTAGCAGCCATGCTGACTCCTTTCGATTAGACCGAGAGCGCCAAGGGCGACCAAGACGCTCGCGGATTCTTAGTGGTTGTTATCAGGTGAGGTTGAAGCGGCGAACTCCGGCAGGGATCATGACCTTGCCAGCGCCATAACCGTAGATCGCAGTCTGAACAGACATTGAATCAACGACATTGACTGAGAAGTAAGCCTGTGGAGATTCCCACCATGTAACAGTTTCAGGCGCGATGATGAATGCAGACTCATCAACGAGGCCAGTAGTTACATTCTTATCGACATAGAGATCGAGTCCGAGGACATTTCCCTTGATTGATGTTGGAGTTGATTCTCCGCCAGCATTCCATGGGTTGATCGCGTTGAAAATTGGGCGACCTGTCGTGTCCACGGCGCCAATTAGCTGCGACCACCATGAGGTATTAGTTACGATGTTCGATGCAAAGTATGAAGATCCTGCGTAAGCCGCTGGAGCCTCAGTACCGATGAACGAAATCAAACCAGCGGTTGTTCCGGCTGTTGTGCCAGCCTGAGTTCCCTGAGATGTAAGGATTGAGATCAAAGCTGCATCAGTAGCGAGCAGGTAAGCGCGCTCGAGCTGAATTGCAAGCTGATCGAAGAAGATTGGATCTGAACGCTCGAGAAGTTCGAGTGAGATCGTCTGCTGTCCAGCATACTTGCTGACTGAAACTGACTCGTAAGCCGATGTCATCGGTGTGCTGCTTGGTGATGCTGATTCCGCAGTCGAAGCAACTGTTGGAGCAGTTGAAGAACCGCCACCAGCTGATGTAACGAGTGATGGAATGTTGATAGTCATACCGGAGGCAGGAAGTGTGCCGCGTGTGACTGCATCGATTGCAGGGCGACCAAAGTTTGTATTGCTGACGAAGTTTGAAAGGTACTGAACAGGGTTGAACGCAGGGTTTGTGCTCATTGTGTCAGCTGCGGTAAGTGATGAAGGATCTTCTGCTGCTGCGATCCAGAGCTTTGATTCTTCGTTACCGAGAGCAGCCTTGACTTTGTGCTCTGCGTACTTACCCTTAGAGGTAATTCCGTGACGGACTGTTGTTGAGATGTAAGGCGTTGAAGCCTTGATGGTTGTGCGTGAGGCCTCTGATGATGCCTCGGCTGTTGCGGCTGGTGTCGCTTCGGACATCGTGGCCTCGCTTTCGGTTGTGGTTTCGGTTTCTTCCAAAGCCTTCTCAGCTACTTGAATGTTCTTCAAGGCATCGACCGCATCGGAAATCTTTTGGATCTGCTCATCTTCGAGTTCTTCGATGGCTTCTTCGGCTGCATCGCCAGCATCAGCGGCAGCAACGGATGTGACGACGGCATCGGCGAACGCTGGAGTTTCAACGAGAGAAACTTCGCGAAGGATCGCTTTCTGCACATAGAGATTGCCATCCTTACCAGGTTGTGATGCGATGACATCAACGCCGACAGATAAACCATCAAGCAAACCTTCGGCTGCTTTAATTAAATAATTTTCGCCATCGCGTGATGCAGAAACTTTGAAAGTGCCATACATAGCATCGACGCCATCTGTAAGAGATTGAGCACGACCGATAACACCCGAGGCAGTTTGTTCGTGTTGCGCGAGCAACTTGATTTTTGAAGTGTTCGGGATTTGTATTGAACCGCGCTCAAAGATGACAGGGCCGGCAGATGTGTTGCCGACTTTGCCGTAAGGTACAACGACGCCCGAAATGATGCGACGGCCGGAATCCGCCGCTTCGATTGGGCTGCTAAATGTTAGGTGCTGCATTTTTTACTTCTCCACTTCCATCGGGTGAAAGGCCTTCCATCGCCTTTGCTTGATCGAGATCAATAAGACCGAGAGTGAGAAGCTGCTCGGTTACTTGCAAACGAACCATTGGATCGGCGCGCAAGAATGTTTCATCAACTTGGAATCGAATGACCTGACCGCGTGGTGTGATGTCATCCATAGATAAACGATCTTCAATAGCGGTGATGTAAGGAGCCAGTGAGTAAGCAAAGAACTCTTTACGGCCGTCAAGAATATTTTGATATGTCATGCCGCGGAATGTTTCTGCATCGACCATATATGCCGGCACATTACAGGCGCGTGATAGTTCGGTTGCGAAATATTGTTTTGCTTCCGTGTAGACCATTTCTTTAGGAGAGAAAGAAATTGGTTGAAAATCTAATGTGCTAGTGAGGTACGCCGTACCCTTTGACTGACGAGCGGCTTTCCATGCAGCAAGGATGCCTTGCACTTGAGCATCTGGAAGATCTGCTCCGGTGTTCTTGATGTAACCCGAACCCATAGGAGTTTGTGCAGCGATAGCCGCTGCCTTTTCAATGTCGAGAGCTGCGCGAATAGTGACTTGCGCTTTGTACAGTAATCCTTGATCGAGCGCTTGAAATGTAACAAGTGAACCTAAACCTGACATTGGCAATTTCTCGCCGTTGATCATGTAATACTCAACTTCAGTATTCCATTTGTTGTACTTAACAGTTACACGATCATTTTGAACCCACTCGAAACGAGCAGGGCGGCCATCTTCTTTGTAGACTTCTGAAATACGCCAATATGCAACGCCATACATCAACAAAGAATCAACAGTCCATGAAATTGTTACCGCGCGAGGTTGGCGCTCATCAGGTTGATCAACCCAAACCATGTTTGGCATTTCTTGACCAGTTGCTTTGGCATAAGTAGTCAAAGGAATTGTTGCAATAGTGCCAGCGAGTAAATTACGGCAACGCGAAATTGTTGGTACTGCCATCGCATCTTGACGGAGAATTGAATTGGCGTAATTGTTGTAACCGCCGACGAATGAAGAACCCCAATAATTTCCGAAAGGTTGATCCATTACGGCAGGTGCGTATTGACCTTTGATCTCAGCTTTCGGGGTAGGCGCATCGACCTTTTGCCCAAAGATACGATCGCGGATTCCCATGAGCGAAAGATCCCAAATGTCAAGCATCAAAACCCCTGTTTTGGGTAAATGTCGCGGTGGTACTTTTAAGGCATGAAACGCCTCGACTGGATGGATCGGCTAAACCTCATGGAGCAATATGCAGAGGATCGCCAGCGAGAAGAAGGTTGGGTATTGCTCGACCTTTGGAAAGTAAATGCCATTTGGCGATATACCAAGCCATTAACTCGGTTGGAAAAGATGATGAAGAAACCGTCCAACCCGCCTCAGTTACTCGAAGCGGAGATGGACGATTACGGACGGATTACTTATGCCCCGTCGAAGGTGGAACGCTTTAACCTGCAATAATTTGTGGCACAGAGAGCGGTTTGAGAAGCTCGTGGACGATCATGGCTGCCGAAATTGGGGCTGAAATATCACCGGCTGATTGCCGCTTAACGATGCGCCAGCCTGAGTCATTGGTCTTGGCCGCCACATTGTTCATCTGTTGAATGAACTCATCTTGGCCGTTATGGACGATCCGGTCATTGACCAGCCCATCGAGGAAATCGGCGCAAGCTGTGTAGAACTGAGCGCCGGAAATGTCCACGCAGTTTTGACCAGCATGGGATAGTCGATCGGCGATCGAAGCGGTGGCGTATTTGTCATAACAGATCTGCCGAGGATTGAAATGGTCAGCCCACTTCTTGATACCTGCCGCGACCTTAACATCGTCCACTGACAACTGGCTCGACCACATCTCAAGGATTCCGATGCCGATCTTGCCGTCGGGCATGATCTGACCGGCGACCAGCGAGGCGTTTTTACGGCTAGGGGATACATCGAACCCGAAAACGGTATAGACACCCTGAGAGAGCTTGAGAGTTTTGTCGGATGTAGCCTCGAGGACGCCATACGGCCAAGGGGATTGCAATGAGTCGATCCATTGGCAGAGAAGCTCAGTCCGAGTCGCCTCAGGGGATGAAGTGCCGATAGCTTCTTCGAGAGCTTCTTTGGTAATGGTGTGGCCAAGTGCCGGATTAGCCATCGCCACATTTCGCCAAAACTTTTCCGAGAAGTCGATCTTCGTATAGGGGTTGGCGGAGTACTCATAGAAGCCAAACGATTGCGGAGGATTAGCAAGGGCATTTTCGCGCATATTGTTGAGCACCGTACTGAAAGCATCGCCGGCGTTTGAGGTAAAGAGAGCCTGAGCGTTTGGCCTTGCACGGGTCGTCGGGGTGGCAGCTCGAAAGGCATCTTCTTGAATCTCTCGAAGCTCGTCGATGTAAAGGAAATCGGCGGTGCGACCACGCGAGCCATCTCGGGTAGCCGCCACTACATCAAGCCGATGACCATTCTTGAGTTCAATGGATTCTGATCCATTGGCGAACCGGATCGACCGAGTTTGATCCTTGAGGAAAGCATTAGCCTCGACGATGTATGCGATCTCGCGAAAAGTGGTCAGAGCCATCGCTCGGTTCTGCGCCATCATCAGGACATTCTTAGAATCGAAGCAATAAAGGTGCGCCAAGATCAACATCCGCGCCAAGTGCGTTTTACCGGACTGACGGGCGACCAATAGGAGGCTGGACTTCTTAATGAACATCCCATCGTCGTCCACGCTCAGCAGATCGCGGCAGACATACTCCTGCCAAGGTAAAAGCGGCATCCCGATCTTCTCAGCAAGCGCAATAACTTCATCAGCTCTGTTTTTTGTCTCCAAAAGTGGAGAGCTAAGCCTCGGTTTTACAGCGCCCAATAATGCGCCTGTAGCCTTCTGGGGCGTTTCTAATGCGTTCTTACTCATTTATGGTGGCAATCGGTGCGCTCGGGGTCATAGCGGTCGTTATAGGGGAGAGATCCTGCCTTAGATCGGAAGAGC